AAACTGGCGATGTAGGAAAAGCCCCAGACATTATGCGACCCCCATTCTGCCACGATTGTTCATAGCATTATTAATAATACTGGTTATTAAACCTTTGCGAGTTGCTAATAATTCATCAAAACCAGTAGCATCAATAGTTGAAATATTAAAATTGACTGTGGCCCCCATGCCTTGACCTTTGGTGTGATCTATTACACTTTCTCTGGGGTGTAAGATTGCAGGAAAACCTCCTCTGCCATCTACACCACCTGCTCGAACACCCATGCCAGTAAAACCACCGCCTGCAAAACTGATACCGCCAGCAGGTATTTCATTTCCTGTAGGTGTGCCTAAAATGTCACCACCAAATCTTGGTATATCTAAAAAACCTTTTATAAGACCGACCGCTTTTTGCACCAAAAACATTTGAACTAGCTCATTGATAATTGCTCTGATAACGGATTGTGCTAAATTGCCAAAATCTAAAAATTTTTTACCTGTGAAATCAAAAAACTCTGTGAAAGCATTTGTTAGCTTGCCTTCAATAGTTTCAGCAAAAGTTTTAACTATTTCTATATTGTCTTTGATAATGTTTCCTGCTTCTCCGTTCAGTTCATTACCAAACTGAATTGTGCCATTGAGTAATTTTTGATTTTCTTCTTGTTTTTTTTGTATGCGTATAAATGCTTCTATTTCTTTTATGAAAGCCCTTGTTTCTGCAAGTTGTTTATCTAAATCAAAAGCTGGTTTTATTCTTGTCTCCCCAAGCACTGGAAGATCGAAAACTCTGTCTTGCTTTCGTAGTAGCTCGTCTCTCTTATCAATCTGTTCATCAAGCATTGTATTTAATTGGTCTATACTTTTTGTGAATAAATCTGGTTTTATAAGACCCATCGTTTCAAAAACAGACATAACCGTAGAAGCAAGAATAATAAATTCTTTTTGCAGAGGAACAACAAACGATCTTTTCAGTCGATTTAGTGTATCGTTGAAAGCCTCTGCCATTCTGACAGTTTCTTCATCAAAAACACCTGTCGCAGAAGCCGCTAATAACTCCATTGCATCAGCACCACTTTTGCCCATAACTGCCAACTTAACACCCGCACGACCAAGCAGGTCTGCTAGAATTGCATTTTTTTCAAATTGACTTCCAACTCCGTCCAAAGCATGAAACAAATCGACAAAAACTTCCTCTGCACCTTTAACAGAACCGTCAGTGTTTTTTACTTGCACCCCAAGTTTTTCAAGGGTTCTTCCTGCTTCTGTTGTTCGAATTTGGGCTTGACCAACCATTTTGGTGAAATTTTGCATGCCTTTATTAAATTCTTCAGTAGAAAGACCTGCCTGTTGTGCAGCAAACTGAAATCTTTGCAAAAACTCTACACTAACACCAACGGAGTCTGCTGCCTTACCTACAGCATCAGCCATTTGCAAAGCACTATTACCAAACTGAATCATTTTGCCTGCTGCAAAAGCACCCGCAAACAACCCTGCCATTTTTTTCAAAGCATTTTGAGTTTTGTTAATATTTTTATTTGTACTGTTAAAAGCTCCCTTTGTATTATCGGTAGCTTTTATTTTCATTCTGTAGTCAACTGCCATTTTTTAAAATCCTATTTTTTTCATCTATATATGCAATCCACCCGTAGAACTCTGATAAGGTCATTTTTTCTTCAAGTTCTGGCAATGTTAGTTTCAACATTTCTGCCAAATAATACTTAGCAAATAACTCCTTATCGTTTGCTACTTTTTTTGTTGCACCTCTACACTTTGCACAGACATAATTTCGGTTGCAATCCTTGTTACTACCGACTGATCGACATTGTTCATAAGGTCATGCTTATCATTCAAGTCAAATATTTTATTGCCATCGCTATCTAAGCATTTATAAATTAAGCAATAAGCCATTAACGCTACATCATCATTTTTTGCAAATTTCTGCAATTTTTGCATTTCTGCAAGTGTTAATGGCTTTGCATATACTTTAAACAAACTTTCTTCGTCAGACCATTCTGGCACTTCTATAACCTTGACCTCTATGCTGTCAAAATGATTTTTTGCCTTATCTATAACCGACATTTTAGTAAGTGCCAGTCGTTAAGCCGCCAGTACCTTGAATCGTTATGGTGCTTTCGACCAAACCATCAAAAGAACTACTTACAGATTTTCCAGTAACAATAGCTGTGCCAGTTAATTTTACATCGCCGCTATCTGTGCCTTCTGGTGCAAAATTAACAGTCACAGAACTGCCAACTGATAATGCTGTCTGCCCGTTCGTATCGGTTTCATCGTAAAGAACATCAATTGTGCCACTAAAGTCTTTGATAGAAGCTAAGTAAGTCTTTGCAGAATCACCCATGCTAGTATCTTCAACGACATCGATACTTTCATCAACGCTGAAACTTCTGATCTCAGCTATTGAATTACTACCAACCTGAACTGTGCCTTCTTTGCCTAAATGTGTTGCCATGTTTATACCTCATGTTTATTTTTAGAAGAAGATTTATTTTTTGCTTTCGCAGGGGCTGCTTCCTCTTTCCAACCCTGTGATTGTAACCACTCGATACTAGTTGGGTGTGCATCTATGGTCGTTTTTCCATTTGGTGAAATCATTTTCATAATTTATTACCTCAAACTGCTACATCAGGATTTGTTTCCTGTACATAGTATTTTATTAAAAATGTGAGACTTACAAAACCTACTGGGTTTTCAGCCTCACTGTTAAAATCAATATCTGTTGATTCTAAAAAAGCATCTTTAGCAAGTCCGTTTATTGTTGTATCTGCTGCCATTGCTTCTTCAACTTCTTTAGCAATTGTATCAACTGTATCATCAAAATTGGAGTTTGCTTTTACAAAAGCTTCAACCACTAACGACAAATTGCGTTCTAATAATCTGTCAGTGTGAATCACTAAAGGTTCTGAAGTTTCCTCTTTTGTATAAATCAACAAAGCAGGCAAATCTGTTTCTTGTAAAGGATAAACTCTACTTTCATAAACATTGCTGCCAGTTGTTGTTAGCCCTGTCAAAACCGTGCCAACCCGTTCTCTGATTTGTTGTCTGATATGATTTGCCATTATTGTTCTTCTAAAAATAATTGTGTGACACCAGTGTTATCTGGTTGCACATTGATAACTTTGTAAGTTGCCCCTGCTTTTATAGTTGTGCCATCTAAATTTTTATAAGCTGGTGCAACTATACTGTCCCCATGAGCAATATTTGGAATATCTGTACTTTTGCAAAATGCAATGGGTTGAAAACCCTCAACATCTACAGTCCCAACATCAATTCCAAAATATTCCTGCTCTAAAATAATATTGATAGAAGAAGCAGAACCACCTTGCGGGGTATAAGTTACCGTAATGCCATGACCAAAGTCAGCATCAAAATAACCTGTAAAATCTCTATCAAACTCTAATGCCATTAGTCTTTACTGCGTTTTTTTGGTTTGGCAGTATCAGACTTTTTAAGACCGACACTTCGATTAGTTGTTTTCTTAGCTTTTTTGCCTTTGTGTTCTTCAGCTTTGCCATAACCGACAAGCAGAGAACCTTCATCAATAGGTAGCTCAACAATGTCACCTGCTTGCACTTTTTGTTGGTTTGCTACTGTGTCTCGTAATATTAAATATGTTTTCATTTTACTACCTCTGTTAAGTTGGGCGGCAATTAAGCCACCCAATTTGTTAGTCGTTAAAACCACTCAATTATGAAGCAGCACAGAAAGACACAGCGTGTCTAACAGCTACATCAACTGATTGTAAAGCAACGATTCTAACTGTACCTGAACTTGAAGAAGTATAAGGGTCAACAATTATGTCAAGACCGTTAAAAAATCCAACAAGTAGATCGTTAAAATTACCAAACACATAATTATTGGCAGTCAATTGAGGTGAAACAACTGTTTGATAACCGTTGATTTCATCATTTACTGCGATAAATTGTGCGGTGTTGCTTGCTTTCTCAGTAGTTTTCAAAGTCCCATAATTAGTTGGGTGAACTATATAAGCTAAGTCGCCTAATAGTGCATTGTCCACTCTGACAGCAGT